GTACCTAACTATGACTACTCATACCTTTGTGATGGCATAGATGTAGATGACTTGTGGGAGATTGATAATGACACCTAGTTGGCAACCAACAGAAGCAACATGGTCTAACGCCAAGCTGTACCGTTGTGATCTGTATGACACACGCTACCCTGTATCGGGCACACGCCTTGTATGGGTGGTAGTAGGCAGAAAGTGGGTTAGACTCTGCACACCGATTCAGCATCAAAAGTGGCGAATCAGGCGTGATGATTGGGATAAGATACCACATGAACTATTTGTAAAGGAGATTGATGATGCCTAAGTATAGAGTAACTGCCACAATGGATGTGGGATTTGAAACTACCATTGAAGCACCTGATGAACATACTGCGTGGAGTATAGCACCATCATGTGTAGGATGGGTGCAAGTTGATGAAGGGCATGACTGGACGCTAGAAAGTATACAGGAGATTGATGACGATGCGTAACACATACAAACTAATCATGGACAGTAGGTACAACCCACTGCGCCACATACCTGACACAAATACAAGGCACATGGTCATGCAGATACTGGCATGGATGTGGTGCATTATCTTCTCTATGTGGGTAGGCTCTGTCGTTGTGTTTGGTATTAGTGCTGCACTACACGCCTTGCTGATAGCAGGTATATTCATTACAGCAGGTGTATTTGAAACAGCCAAGCGTAGGCCACAGTATTTTGGTGGGCTTGGCAGAGGTAATGGAGGTGAGCATGAGTAAATGCAAATGTTATTCAGTGCTTGTGATGGGTACAGTAGAACGCAGAGTCACTGCGACAGGAACATCACTGGCAGAGGCAGAGGCAAATGCCTACGCAGAGTGGGCAAGACTGACAGGTGGACACGTTGGCACTGCTGAATCTGTTGAAGCACATGAACTAGAAGTAGATTGGGAGAACTGGGATGAGTAAGCTATATGAAATACATGACGTAGAGGATGGGTCTATCTACCTGATGACATTGCCAATGATACTAGAGGAAATAAACCGTGATAGGTCAGAGGGGTGGACGAACTACGATGAAACTGATTGGCGTGAAGGACTGGCACAATTTACAACATATGAGGTGATGAACGATGATTAAGCTATGGCACAAAGTGAAATATTATTACCTCACGCATGATGGCATTGAAATGTTCTTGTTCTTTTGCATCTTTGCATTTTTAGGCTGGGCAGGTTATCATGCCGTAGCTGGTATTATAGAAAGGATAATAGGATGAATAGTATAACAGTAGTGCTTGCCTGTTTAGGCACAATCAATACCCATACCGTAGAACTGGAGGTGTGGTCTGGACATACATGGATGTCGCAGTGTCACTATGAATCTACCATACGCAGTTTTGAGTATCCACAACAGCAATGCTTTTGCATAGAAAGGAGTGATGACGATGTATATAGACCCAATATACCCAGACAAGGCCAGTGATGCACGATTGCTGGATGTCAACAGGGAACGTAAAAGACTGCGTGAAATTGTCACAGATGGTGAGTGGCAGGGTAAAGATGTCAGCACAGAAAAGAAACAATTAGCTTTGTTGACCCTTGAAATTAAAGAAGGCAACCTCTATATACCATTATTCTAGGAGAAAGGAGATATTACTATGGCTAAAAAATATGAAAACATGACTACTGAGGAACGTATTGCCTATCATGCTAGACAACGCGAAAAGATGCGTATCAATCGTAGAAATAGAATAGCTAAATTATCCGTGGATCAGCGTTGTGCAGTTATTAACGTATACAAACTGCTAGATGATGTACTAGAGACTGCTCTGTATCCATCTATGGGTGGCATAAAATGTGTATCCGCGTATGACTTGCAAGAATTAGAAGATGCCAAAGACACACTAGCGAATCAGTTTAATCTTGGCGCATATGAGAGTAACTAGACATGGATATTATTTTAGGTTTAGTTATCTTTTTTGGGTTTTTGGTAGTTGACATTTTAACTTAGCTACCTATATAAGAAACTATCAGTTGTAAAAAGAAAGGAGAATATTATTATGCCGTTTGATTTTATACCAGAAAATCTAGACTTCAATGTACGTTTTGAGCCTACAAAGGTTGATGATAAAAAATATGTCATCAATGCCAAGACAGACGAATATATTGGTGTAGTTGGCCACACGTTTAGCTGTGCCAGCCATGACAAGTTTTTCAATGGTGTTCACGACACTATCACAGAAAATCTTGGTAAGGCAGAATCAGCAGACATGAAGACAACATGGCGCAGTGCCCGTAAGAACGCATGGGCTTTGCTTGACATGACTCTGCCTAATGTGACTGCCCGAATCGAAACAGATAAGCATAGCACCACTATTGCCCAGCGCATTATTGCCCTGCATGGAATAGATGGCACTTGTTCTAATCAAGTTTTCTTTGGTGCGATTGATTTCTTCTGCACCAATGGCATGATTCGCGGAGAGCATGACAAGGTACGCCGGAAGAATAGTAGCCTGTTCAGCATGGACAGATTCATCATGGATCTGCGCAGATCTACACAGTCATTCTATGCACAGTCAGAGCGTCTGCAAGGCTGGGCTAGAAAGCCACTAGTCTACACAGATGTGCGCAATATGTTGCACACGCTGATGAAATCAGAGCGTGTAGGCGATAAGATGCTGGGCTTATATGCACAGGAAGCTAAGACACGTGGACACAATGCATGGGCTTTGTATTCAGCGTTTACTAACTTTTCTAGCCACGCTAATGACAACGGCTTCCAGCTAAGAAACACTGGCAAAGATACTGCCGCTGTGAGTATGTTTAACAGAGAGCATACCGTGTCTCAGTGGATTGATAGCAAACCGTTCAAAGAATTGTTAGCTGCATAGATAACTAAACATTGGGAGAGGGCTTTGTGTCCTCTCTCATAAAAAATTTTTTGTCTACGGTCATGGGGGGGCCGCAAGTTTTTAGGAAAGGAGTTAGCATGTCTAAAATTACACTTGAAGATTTGTCCAGTAAATATTTTTTGTCTAATGATTACAAGACGTTAGCATACAAAACTCAACTAGAATATGACTATTACATGCGGGTGCTACTTGCTACCAAAGTAGAGGGTAAGGCTTTGTCAAGCACAAATGTAAAGTACATGACCGGGGCAAAAGCTAGACAAGCGTATGAGCAGTGGCTACAACGGGGGGTCTACATGGCCAATCACATGTGTGCTGTAGCACGAAAGATGTATTCGTTTGGCATGGAGATGGGGTTTGTAGAGGCCAATCCTTTCACCACATTTAAGCGTAAACAGGTCAAGCCCCGCAAGGTTGTTTGGCGTAAAGATCAAGTCGTGTCGTTTTTAGACTATTGTTATTCTCATTTTGAGTTTCGTAATTTAGGGCTAATAGCGCAGATGGCATACGAGTGGTGTCAAAGGGTAGGAGACATGCGAATGTTAAAGTTTTCTTACATAGACTTTGAAAATCAAGTATTAAATTTAGAGCAATCCAAGCGTGGTGCAGTAGTACACTTGCCCATAGAGGATGATCTATACGAAATGCTAGTGCAGCAGAAAGAAGACTTTGGCTTTCAAGAGTATGTCGCACCTTACTTCAAACCACAGAATGGTGTTTACTCGCCCTACAAGCTCGACAGACTGTCTCGACATGCTCGTGAGGCTATCACCCTAGCAGGATTACCTAACACGCTTAGAATCGCAGATTTAAGGCGCACAGGCACTACCGAAATGGTAGAGGCAGGTGTCACGATGGGTCAAATTATGGCTGTAACAGGCCATGCTAGTCCTAATAGTGTTAAACCATACATGAAAAATACGTATACGAGTGCAGAAAATGCATTGACAGCCCGTAAAAACCATGTTAAAAGCACATGAACGTGCCACAGGAGAACTTATGATACATAATATATATAAACATATAAGTGATATACATTTATATGATGGAGAAACAAAAAGAATGTCTTGTCCTAACTGTGGGCAAAGGACATTTACTGTGACCAATAACATGGGCACTCTTCTGTGGAATTGTTATAGATTGTCCTGTGGTGTATCTGGACAAAAGCGTGTAAGATTATCTGTGGATGATATAAAGAAAAGAAAAGAAGATTTATCAGATGCAGAAAAGTCTTTTAACTTACCAGCATATATAGTGCCACACAGGAGAGAAACAAACATTGTTAAGTTTTGTTACAGTTATGGATTTGATCCAGATGATCTCAGTGTCATGCACGACATAAAAGAAAACAGAATAGTGTTTCCCATTGTGCGTGATAAAGTTTTGATAGATGCTATAGGCAGATCTTTAAGCACTAGATTGCCTAAGTGGAAAAGATATGGAAATAGTGACTTGCCTTTCCATTACGGTTGTGGTAGTGTCGCTGTAGTTGTTGAGGACTGTGTGAGTGCTACTGTTGTTGGCAGTTTAACATCCTTTGTCGGGGTTGCTCTTCTTGGTACCTCTTTACAGGAAGGGCATAAAGGGTATCTTGCACAGTTCTCAACAGCCATAGTAGCGTTAGATCCCGATGCGCTTACTAAGAATTTGCAGATAGCAAAAGAATTACGTGGGCATGTAAACGATGTTCGTGTCTTACGTTTGAAAGATGATTTGAAATATCGTAACCCCGAAGATATGGAGAAGTTAAATGGAATTATCACTGGTTAGAAGTTTGATGGACAAATCGTTCTACGATGATCACAGGGGGTCACGTTGTCCAGATAGGCTGTTCAGTAAAGATGTACGTAAGATTAAGCAGGCTATTGATGCTGCTATGGATAAGTACGCCCGGACAGTTACCCCTGATGAGATAGAAGCAATCTTTATGTCAGAGAACACTACACTTACCACTGCGCAAAAGACTGCGTACTCTGATTTGTTTCTGAAGATAAAAAGGGAGCAGCCACTTGGTAAAGATGTTGCAGCAGATGTGCTGTCTAAATTATTTCAGCAGGTTGTTGGGGAAGACATTGCTAATCTTGGTTTTGACTATGTTAACGGTACTATTTCCTCTCTACAACCCCTCAGAGACATTCTTGATAATTATACTGATGATTTTATCCCAAATCTTAATGTCGATTGGGATGATCTTTCTATAGAGTCACTGCTTAGTCGTAATGACTTAGAGTCAAGGTGGGCGTTTAATATACCTACGTTAGCACGTAAAGTAGAGGGTGTTAATGACGGACACTTGATTATCATAGGTGCCCGATCTAATACAGGTAAAACATCTTTTCATGCCAGCATGATAGCAGGGCCAAGTGGGTTCGCTAGGCAGGGAGCCAAGTGTATTATCTTATGTAACGAAGAAAGTGGGCATCGTGTGGGTGCTAGGTATCTTAGTGCGGCCACAGGTATGACTTTGAAAGAAGTGCAAGACAATCCACATAAGGCACACACTTTGTATGACGCTGTAAAACAAAACATCATGCTTTACGACAGCACAGGTAAAGACATGCCTTGGGTAGAATCTGTGTGCAAAAGCTACAAGCCGGATATAGTTGTGTTAGATATGGGAGATAAGTTTGCTAACTTTGGGGGCTTCTCTCGCCCAGATGAAGCGCTGAAAGCTAATGCTATCTATGCAAGACAGATTGCAAAGGAGTATGGTTGTGCTATATTCTATATGTCTCAGCTAAATGCAGAAGCAGAGGGTCGGGTAAACCTAGATCAGTCGATGATGGAAGGCTCTCGCACAGGTAAGGCAGCAGAGGCTGATCTTATGATACTAATAGCCAAAAGCCCACAGACCAGTAACAACAATAGTGATGCAGAGGTTGCAGAGGATGATGGCTTTAGGCATTTAGTGCTTGCAAAGAATAAGTTGACAGGCTGGCATGGTCGTATAGTATGTGAGTTCAATTATTTGACAGGGAGATATGAAGCATGAAGTTAACATTAGATGTAGAAAACACAGTTACAGAGCGTGATGGCAAGTTGCACTTTGATCCGTTTGAACCAGAAAACTCATTGACTATGGTTGGTGTATTAACAGATCAGGGTGTGGAGCAGCACTTTCCGTTTGATCACTCTGATGTGCCTAACCAAAAGGATTATTACGAGCGTGTGCAGTGGTTCCTTGATGAAGCCACTATACTTATCTGTCACAACGCTGCTCACGATTTACTGTGGCTGTGGGAGTCGGGCTTTAAATATGATGGGCCTGTGTTTGATACCATGCTTGCTGAGTATGTATTACAACGTGGTATCAAGAAACCTCTGTCACTTGAAGCCTGTGCAGAGCGTTACGAGTTGGATACAAAGAAACAGGATACGTTGAAGGAGTACCTAAAGAAAGGTTACAGTGTGCGAGACATACCGTACAATGACTTGTGTGATTATTTGTCTGCTGATCTTCATGCCACACAGCAGTTATCTGATAGGTTGATGCTGCGTTTAAATAGCGAGGAAGATGCAGGTCTTATGAACACAGTCACTCTCACTAACCGCGTAGCTGTGTGTCTGTCACGTATATACCAGAGAGGATTTAAGGTAGACTTATCTGTTCTTGATACTGTTCGTAAGCAATTTGAGAAAGAGAAAGATCAAATAGAAAAGCGTTTAAAGAATCAAGTTTCAGAACTAATGGGAGATACACCTATCAACCTTAATAGTCCAGAGCAAATGTCTTGGGTTATTTATAGCAGAAAGCCAGACAACAAAGCGTTATGGGCTAACTTGTTTACACCATACATGTCGAAGGAAGATTACACTAACGAGATAAACAACAACTCTTCTATTATTTACAAGACCAAAGCAGGGCAATGTTTCACTTGTTATGGCACAGGTAAACAAAAGAAGATGAAGAAGGATGGCACACCATATGCAAAGCTGCCTATGTGTAAAGACTGTGGTGGTCTAGGCTATCGCTTTACGCCTACTAAGTCTGTGGCAGGTTTAAAGTTTAAAGCACCCAGTGCTAAGTGGATTAGTGCCCACGGTTTTAGCACAAGCAAAAAGATGTTAGATGTTTTGTCTAACTCTGCTAGAAAGAGTGGCTTTGTAGAGGCAGAGAGATTTTTAACAGACCTACAAAGACTGTCTGCTTTGGATACATATCTGTCTTCTTTTGTGGACGGTATCCAAACGCATACTAAAGCTGATGGTAAACTGCATGTGCGTTTACTGCAGCACAGAACAGCAACAGGTCGTTTCTCTGGTGCTGATCCTAACATGCAGAACATGCCCCGTGGCGGCACGTTTCCTGTAAAGAAAGTATTTGTGTCACGATGGGATGGCGGCAAGATACTTGAGGCTGACTTTGCGCAGCTAGAGTTCCGTGCTGCCGCGTATTTATCACAAGATGAGGTAGCTATAAATGAAGTATCTACTGGCTTTGATGTACACTCATACACCGCTAAAGTTATTACCGATGCTGGTCAACCTACGGATAGGCAGACTGCAAAGGCTCACACGTTTGCACCGCTTTATGGCGCAACAGGCTTTGGGAGAACGCCAGCGGAAGCAGAGTATTACACACACTTCACAGAAAAATACAAAGGAATCGCGTCTTGGCATTCCCGACTGGCTAAAGAAGCTATGACGACAGGTAAGATTACCACACCGTCAGGCAGAGAGTTTTCTTTTCCTGACATGGAAAGGTATTCTAGCGGTAAAGTGTCAAACTTTACACAGATAAAAAATTATCCTGTTCAGTCTTTTGCTACAGCAGACATAGTTCCTGTAGTATTGCTAGAGATTGATCAACGATTAGCTGACTGCAAGTCATGTATAGTCAATACTGTGCATGACTCTATCGTTGTCGATGTACATCCAGATGAAGAAGTTAAAGTGTTGGATATAATACGCAATATAAATGATTATATTGATGGGTTGATTCAGCTTCAGTTTGGTGTTACTGTTAATGTGCCGCTTCTATTAGAATCAAAAATAGGAGATAATTGGCTTGACACTAAAGACGTGGCATGATATAACTATGCATCTCAAGAGAAAGGAGTATTAAATGAGTACTGAAATTATGCATATTGATGTGAACAATTTCTCAGCTATGGCAGGTGTCATGGGCATGGGTATTGATTCTGGTGGAGACAAGAAAGCTAATATGCTTGCTCGTCTTAAAATACAACATAGCCCTATCATGGGCGAGAAAGTTGTTGATGGCACAGCTATGAAAGTAGAAGTTGTCAACGGCGGTGTGTACCGATTAGATGTACCCTCTAATGGTATACTTTATAGTAAGGGTGCTGTTATTCGTCCGTTTGCGCAACGCTTCATGTATAAGAGGTTTCACTCTAATCATGGCGCAAAGCCGGGTGAGCCACGTGGCACATATCAAAAGACAATTATGTCTAATGATATGAACACGGATATGAAAGATAATATGGGCACGTTTAACTGTGGTAAGCCTGCTGGATACATACAGGACTACAACGCTTTGTCTCAGGACAAAAAAGATTTAATCAAACAGATTAAACGTGTTCGTGTTATCTTTGGAACTATCAGCATGAGTGATGCTCGTTATGAATCTGGTGAAGCTGGCGAGTGTGTTGATGTCCCGTTTATTTGGGAGATTGATAATCGTGATGCATTTAAACTGATGGGCGAACCTTTTTCTAAGTTAGGTAAGATGCAGCGTCTTCCTGTGCAGCACAACATTAGTTTGGCAACAGAAGAACGTACTATACCTACAGGTGCTGTGTTCTATCTTCCCATCCCCACACTAGATGCCAAGAATGAGATTAAGCTGCAAGAAGCAGACCAAGACTTGTTTGCTGATTTTATGGCATGGGTGCAGAACTACAATGACTACATTTGTTCTGAGTGGGATAAAACCACTCGTAACAAGATGTCAGATGAGGACGTTGAAGTTGTAGAAGACTTTATCGAAATCGAAGGTTCTGGTGATTGAGATGAATCATCCTGCTGAACTGGCTATACATCAATACCTACAGAACGCTATCTCTGGTAATGCTACCATGTCTAAAGATACCATTGAGCAGATAGGTAAAGATGTAATGGCTGCTGCAGAGCGTCAGTTTGGTGGTGGTGGCAAAGGCCGGGGTGACTTTACATTGCGTATGTCTAATGTAGGTCGTCCGGCTTGCCAACTTTGGTATGATAAAAACAAACCAGAGGCGGCTATGCCACCACCCTCTACTTTCGTAATAAACATGATGATTGGAGACATCGTTGAGGCTGTCTTCAAAGGATTATTAACAGAAGCGGGAGTTAAATATGAAGACACGGATAAAGTTTCTCTTAACATTGGTGACGACAGCGTTTCTGGTAGTTATGACCTCATCATTGATGGTGCAGTTGATGATATTAAATCAGCTTCAGACTGGTCATACAGAAACAAGTTTGAGTCCTATGATAGTCTTGCCAGCGGTGATGGCTTCGGGTATGTGGCCCAGTTAGCTGGGTACGCAAAAGCATCCGGCAAGAAAGCTGGTGGCTGGTGGGCTGTGAATAAGTCTAATGGGCAGTTTAAATATGTGCCTGCTACGGGTTTAAATGTAGACGAAGAGATACAAAGTATAAGGAAAACAGTAGAAACAATAAAGGAGAATAAGTTTGAAAGATGTTTTCAACCAGTACCAGAGAAGTTTAGAGGTAAGGAGACAGGTAATATGATACTCAATACTAACTGTAAGTTTTGCAATTATCGTTTTGATTGTTGGCCTAACATGGTAGAAAGACCTGCTGTAAAATCGCAGGCAAAAAGCCCCCCTATGGTGGCATATGTAGAGTTAAGAAAGGAGTGCTAAATGGATGTACGAGAACTTGAACTTGAAACGCTTGTTGACGAAATTAAAGAATGTGAGTCTCGTCTTAGTGACTTGCGTAAGGAATATCGTGAGCGAAAAACTGCTGGGCTTCGTGATGCTATTGCAACCCGTAATGAAGCAGATAAAGCTATTCAAGAAGAACTTAAATCCCTTGGTTATCGCGGTTATAGCTATCGCTATGATTTGCCTGCATTTAATTGGCGTGATTTGAAGTAGTGTCACCCTATAAACAATTTAGAGTAGCACGAAAATATGGGTATCGTAGCGGTCTTGAATTAAAGATATCTGAATATCTACACGAACTAAAAATAAAGTTTGTGTATGAAGGTATTAAGATTGAATGGGAAGACTTAGCGTACAGAACATATACTCCAGATTTTGTGCTACCTAATGGCATAATAATAGAAACAAAGGGTAGGTTTACTGTCGCAGATAGACGAAAGCATAAGTGTATAAAGAAGCAACACCCTGAATTAGATATCCGATTTGTATTTACAAACAGCAAATGTAAATTACAAAAAGGAGCAAAGACAAGTTATGCTCAGTGGTGTATAAAACATGGGTTTCAATACTACGACAGAATAATCCCTGAAGATTGGTTAAAGGAGAAAGGTAAAAACAAACACCCTAAATTTATAAAGTTTATGGGTACAAAGGTAAAAAGGAGATGAGCAATGGTAGGTAACGGTTTACTATCTAATATATCTAAAGAAGATTTTGTTATCCGAATTAGACCCATGTTAGATGATGAAAATTCATGGACAGGACAAGTAGACATAACCATTGTTACTTTTCCTGAGAATCCACTAGACGATGATGACTATAATCAGTTGATACATTTTAGTAAGATGGTATGTTCTTCAGTCCCTATAATGGAAGAAGTAGAACAAATCAGAGAAATGTTTAATGAGTATGCTCTTTTAAAGGAAGAAGAAGAAGTTGACATAGAAGGTCAAAAGGATGTAAAAAAGACATATGATGGCAACGTCATACATATAAAGTTTGATACAGATACGGAGGGGTCAGCATGAGTAGATATGAAGCGTATATGAAAGCTAGGATGGAAGAAGAAGACGCTATGCAAACCTTGCTGCGTAAACAAGCTAATGCACAGAGTGATAATGTTATTGACATGGTTAATAGCCCACCCCATTATAATCAACAGGGTGTCGAGTGCATAGACGCTATACACGCTGCTACTGATGATGGCTTTGAATATTATCTACAGGGAAACATAATGAAATATGTATGGCGTTACAGGTACAAGAATGGAAAGCAGGATTTACAGAAAGCTGCATGGTATTTAGAAAAGTTAATAGAGACGTGTGATGAGAGTTAGAATGTACCTAACTATTGACATAGATGATGAAGAGTATCCTGTTCCAGCAGACGGACAAGTTGGAGAGGAATTAGAGGAAGGCATCCAAGAATATTTTTATGATATAGACGGTGCTTATATCAAAAACATAAAAACAATTACGGAGTAAAAAATGAGAAGCAATCAACTACCTACAGATTATCAAAACTTTATAGCACTGTCCCGTTATGCACGTTGGAAAGAAGAAGAGCAACGTAGAGAGACATGGAGTGAAACCGTGTGCAGATACTTTGATTATATGGAACAGCATCTAGCAGACAAGTGTAATTATAAATTGTCAGATAAACTACGAGCAGAGTTAGAGGAAGCCGTGCTTAACATAAGTGTAATGCCAAGCATGAGAGCCTTGATGACTAGCGGCCCTGCACTAGACAGATGTCATGTTGGTGGGTACAACTGCTCTTATGTGCCTGTGGATAGCCCACGTGCGTTTGATGAGACTATGTACATCCTCATGTGTGGCACAGGCGTAGGCTTCAGTGTAGAGCGTCATAATATTGAGAAGCTGCCCGTAGTAGCAGAGGATTTCTACAAAACTGACACATTAATCAAAGTAGGAGACAGTAGACCCGGCTGGGCAAAATCACTTAAAGAACTTATAGCTATGCTGTATGCCGGACAGATACCCTCATGGGACGTATCAGAGGTACGCCCTGCAGGTGCTAGACTCAAGACGTTTGGTGGTAGAGCATCCGGCCCACAGCCATTGGTGGAGTTATTTGATTTTTGTGTTGAGAAGTTTAAGAGAGCAGCAGGACGCAGACTCTTCCCGATTGAGTGTCACGATATCATGTGTAAGATTGGTGAAGTTGTAGTCGTAGGCGGCGTTCGTCGTAGCGCACTTATCAGCTTGTCTAATCTAAACGATGATCAGATGGCACATGCCAAGTCAGGTAAGTGGTGGGAGAATGAGGGTCAACGTGCGTTAGCCAACAACTCTGTAGCATACAAAGGCAAGCCAGAGATGGGTACATTCATGCGTGAGTGGCTATCCTTGTATGATAGTAAGTCAGGTGAGCGTGGTATTTTCAATAGAAAATCTGCACAGGTGCAGGCTGCTAAAAATGGTCGGCGTGATGCTGATCAAGACTTTGGCTGCAACCCATGCTCTGAGATTATATTACGCCCTTATCAGTTCTGTAATTTATCTGAGGTAGTCATCCGCGAAAGTGACACTATGGATACATTGAAAGAAAAGGTTAGGCTTGCCACTATACTTGGCACGTTCCAAGCCACACTGACTAACTTTAAATATCTACGTAAAGTATGGAAAGATAATACAGAGGAAGAGCGTTTGCTTGGTGTCTCCTTGACAGGTATCATGGATAATGCCCTGACATCTACCGCAGGTGATAAGTTACCTATATTACTTGGCATACTAAGAGATGAGGCAGTGCGTACAAATGCAGCTATGGCGAAGCAGTTAGGGATACCG